CACATATAAATCATTGCTAACTGACTATTTTTTTTAATAATAAATCCATCAATTCCATAGGTTTTATACTGTAAACTTGAAAAATCACTATTTAACGTAGAAATATCTGATTGTATTTTACTTATATCGTTTTCTATATTTCCAATCCCTAATTTATTTTTAATTAAGGACACGATTGTTGACCACTTAACCTTACTGGCGGTACTCCCACCAGTAAGCATGTAGTCTGAATCTGAGATAGTCTTTTTCTCTGTTAAATCTGAGATATGTACTAAAGGTATATTAATTGCCATAACATCACTCCTTAATTCAACTTGTTTTCTCTGACGTAGCTTCTGATAGCATCAATGTGCTTTTTAAGTTCTTTATCTACTACCCAGAAATTTTCTTTTTTATTCTGTGACAATGGTTCTCCTGTGTTATCGTCAATCTCATTGTATGTGTATGATACTCTGTCTCCACCGTCAATATTTAATACCATAAAGCTACTCAACTGTTTCATTTAACATTTCCTCCTGTTCTTTAATCAAATCGTTGATTTCTTCCATATATTCTTTCTCATAGTCAATCACTTCTTCTTTTTCTGAGTTATCGAATTTTTCAAGTCGTTCAAATTCGTAATCTTTCTGAATTGCTTTGATTTCCCACGAGAACTTAAGATTTTCAGTACCTTTTACAACAAAGTAACTATCGGTCTTTTCTTCTACCCATATATCGCCTTGCCCCTCTTTCTGCAAGAATACTTGGTACTCAACACCTATGTTTACTGTCTCTGAAAATATATCGTCAATGTCTATGTAACATTTTCCTGTATTATCAGTACATCCAGAACCTATATCCCCAAAATATGGGGTTGCTGTTTCGTAACAATACTGCTTTCTTGTATCGTAATTTTCTGTATCTATGATTCTGTTTTTTGTTCCTGCAACAGACAAACTTCCGCCAATAGTAACTGGCTGAAAAAAACTTGATTTTTCTTTTCCAAAATGAAATTTATATTCACTTACCGACCCAAGATAAAGTGATTCATCCGTCATATGCATTGTTATGTCTGTCTGTACTGTAATTGGTCCACTGCTGTTATTTTTTAATACAATCTCATCTGGGGACAAAATCGCACATGCACCAGTTCCATCCTTGTTTTCAGATAAATATATACCACCGAACACGTCTGGTGTTATACACACATATGATATTGGCTTTTCTCCCATGCCTGATATATAATGCGTTACGACTATCCCTTTCGTGTTTATGTCAACAATTTCATTGTCATTTGCATCATAAACGTGCATTTGTCCATTACCGTACGTGTTTGCTTTTCCACCAAGATTTAATGTTCCACCTCTAGCATAAGTAAAGTTGATATACAACTTACCGTCAGACCCACGATAAATACCTTGCCATGCTCCGTCGTTGGTCAGCAGATTGAATATATCTTCGTGAGTCAGTGCATCTACGTCAATGGCTACTGGAATTGTCTCAATATCCAACACCTGTGAAAATCCACCTGCGGCATACATCGTACATCTCAATGCTGTAAGATTTCTTGAGATACCGATACCACTTGAACCGCTTGCTGTGATACCACTTGAACCACTCGCTAGTACAGAGTACAGTGCGTGGGTAATGTCCGTTTCATCTGAGGATGAAGTATAAACGGTCGTGTATGTATCTCCGTCTGTTGTTTCTTCAATTTTGAATCTACATTTATAAGCTGTACGTGCTGTCGCTGTACCGTCACGGTAGTAACCAGACAATGTAATATAGTTGGGCACGATCGTGTTATCTGCGGACATTTTCACAATGCTTGACGATGTTTCCATGAAATAAGTTCTTCCTGCACTTCCTTGATTGCCCTTTTCTCCCTTTTCTCCTTGTGGTCCCTGTGGACCTGTTGCTCCTGTGGCTCCCTTTTCCCCCTGTGGACCAGTAGCACCTGTTTCTCCCTTGGCACCCTGTTCTCCTTTAGCTCCCATTTTACCGATGGAATATGTTGTGCTTGTAGTATTGTCAGAGTACGTATATATGGTTCTTGTCCACAGATACTGATTTTCTGCAACGTTTGGTGGTGTTTTGCTCCATGTTCCTGTTGGTGCTACCGTTCCGCTGTTGGATGCTTGATAAGTCGTTTCAGAACTCGTGATACTTCTACCGCTTGCTCCTGTCTCTCCCTTATCTCCTTTAGCACCTGTTTCTCCGGGGATACCACCCTTTAATTTAGCAATATCAAATCGTTTTGTAACAGAATATGTATTAAGGTAATTAGCTGTAATATCTACCCATCCAACATCTGTTGTTAATGCTGTCACAGTGTAGGTGTGTGTTGAATTGTTCCAAGAACCTACGACACCGCTTGACTTCTGCACGTTGTAAGTACAGTCGTTAGATATATCTGTATGTCCATACAACACCTGTGCTGTTGTGTGGCACTCTGGAAATGATGTGTACTCTCCCTTATAATCTGTCGTGATCGCTTGATAATCGTTGTCCAGATTGATAATCATTGCACGAGATTTTCTTGCTTCTTCCAGTGCCTTGTTAGCAGTCTCATCATCTGTGTATTTATTAAGTTTCTGCCAGTCAGTTTCAACATAAATTGCACCGTCCGCTCTTGCTACAACGCATGTAAGAATATCTCCGTTCTGCCCTTGATTCCACATATCTCCTGTGTCATATGGTGGTGTAGGCTGTGTTAAGAATACACGACACTTACTATCAGCCGTAGACTGTGCAAAAGATGCTGTCTGCAATGCTTTTGTAACGTCTGTATCTTGCACTAACTGCCACTTCCATGTATCGCCATCTTTGAAAAATCTGTAAGCATAACCTTTAGATTTCCAATAAAACAAGTCTCCCTCATGCTTCTTTTTATCATCTTCTGTTGTCCAGTCAGAAGCAGGGATATTGTTTAATTTTGGCTCATAGTCGTAGTAGAATGTCTCAATCTGTCCGTCTATCTGGTTCTGTAGATCAGCTACACTTTTTGTAACTGTTTCTGCAAAATCTGATACCTTACCATCGGCATAGTTTTTAGATTCTTTCACTGCATCACTGATTACTTCTGGTGCTGATTTACCACCGATTGTGACGTTATCTCCAGAAATCTTTACAGTACCAGTCTCCATGTCTGCATAGAAGATAATGTTTCCAGATTTATCTTTGACTGTTAATGCACCAGTATTGATATAATCTGCATTGATTCCCTCTGTATAAAGCAATCTTGCTACCATTTCCCCAGTGATCGTGAATCCGTAAGGGTATGTTTTACCGCCATCATTAGAAAACCCTATAACTTCCGATGTCAGCTTAATGATATTCCTTGATTCTTTTAACGTTGGTTTGTCATGCAGATAATATATAGTCGAACCATCTAACAATACTTCTTGTGTTGAAAACATTCCATTACTATTTTTTAATGCTTCTTGCATCTTATCTAAAGCATATTGACGGTTGTTTCTTTCCTGTTCAATTAACTGTTTTCCTTGTATAATTGCTTTCTGATTACTTGATGTGTAATTGCTCTGATTACGCAATGGAGATTCTGCACTATTCTTTAATGTTGTATATCCAAAGAATACAAAGTTTACATCTGTTAATACAGAATAAAAGTTGTTCCCTCTCCAATCCGTAACTTTAATCTTATCCATAAACTCTGCTATTGGATAAGATATATAGTCCATTGTAAATCCCCTAAAAGTCACATTTTCAAATATTTCATAAATCCATGAAATAAGTGTTTCCTCATGTCCTTTGACCAAAGGATTTTCAATGGATAATACATAGCTATCTCCACCGACTTTTACAATTTCTTCTACATCTTCTTCGTTTTCGTTACCATCTTCATCGGTTGTTGTTTTAGTAACAGTTTTTGTCATTTGTACACCTGTTACCTGCACATCGTTTGTATCACATGTTAGATTGTTGTAATCGGTCAAATCATGGATGCTATCGTTTTCATAGTTAAAATCATAGGTCATTATCTGTAAATGCCCTGTACGGTCAATTCTTGCGTTTCCGCAGGCAATCATAGCTATAAAACCTATAATCTGTCGGTGTGTGTACTCACTAGACGGCATGGTTGGTATCTGGAAGTCATTGTGTAAAAAGTTACTATCTCCAATCAGGATACCGCAGGTATCACAACTGTCAATTAACACACTCTTTGCTGTCGCAGGGAATGTCAACGATGTACTGTATGACTTATCAGCCTTGTACATATCATCATGTCCAACAATCGTAACTACATTTCCGTATGTTTCTGGCTGTGTAACAGTAAATGTACCGTATTCAATTTTTTCGGTTGTAGATGATAATTCAAACGTAAGATACAATCGGATTTTTGCTCCGAAGAAATCATAATTAGACAAGTGATCATCGTCATTCATAATTTCTAATTGTACATTACGGCTGAGTGCAACACCTAAAGGAATGGTGTTAGCACCTGCCGAATCAACAAGACTATTGTTATCTATTGAAAAATCATCTTCTCCCAACGTCAAGACCGTTCCATTTGCAAGTGTTACTTCTGCATTGCATTTAAAGTCCTGCCGTTCTTCCATTAATTTTTTAAATTCATTACTTACATTTATCATAGAGGATTAACCCCCTGCATATTAAAAGATATACTTGACACTTCTTCATGATTTTCTTTTAGTGTCTTTATTTTTATATCAGACATTTGACCTACATAAAATGTATCAGTTCGCCATTTTCCGTAATACACTGAAAAATAATGTAATTCAAAGTTCTTTCCTATTACCATTTGCAATATCTCAGATACATTTGACATAGGTACTTTCGATGCTGTATAAGTAAATCGCTCCACTGTAAACATTGGTGTAAATTTACCTTTACCACCCTGTGTCCTTGTGCTACCTTGCGTATAAGTAGTTTCAAATGCTACAGCGGTGTCTGAATCTGGTTGCCAGACTTTTTTATTATTGATTTTTATACAATCCTGTGCCATATTTACTCCTTTCTACGCAAGGCTGAATGGGTTTCTACCGTTACTCATTTGTCTTAGTTTTGCTTCTTCGATAAATTCATCAAACAACGTCCTGCGGTTAATCTGTGCTGTGAAATGATAATCCCCACCATTGTTACCGCTGTTGTCTGATTCTAAAGACTTCATAACAGATAATAGTTGTTCAAGTAAATTGAGTACATCATTGTTGCTGCTATCTGTACTGTATTGCTTTTGTGCGATCACTGCGGATGCTTTTGCAGGTATTACCGCTCCGTTTGCTACATATGGTGCTGTAAATGGTACATTTGCCAACTGTTTAGATTGGTCTAATAATGTATCAATCGTATCTGGGAAAGCTTTTTCAAGGCCTACTGTGATTCCGGCAGGTATCATCTTACCTACTGTATCTCGCATCAAACGTGATGGAGAATGGATTCCAAAGAAATCTTTAACACCCTCCCATGCCTTTTGTGCAAGACTTGTCATTTTATCGACAAGAATCCATGCAAAGTCTCCAACACCTTTTGCAATACCTTTTACTACATTCATTCCAACGCTGCCCCAATCGACATTTTTAAATGTAGTTTTCATATCTCTTATCGCAGATGTAGCTTTTTTTGATAATTCTTTAGGAAGATTTTTAACCGCTTCTATGATATTGGTCAATATTTTCCCTGCCGTTGTTTTAAGTCCAGACAATTTCCCAGTAATTCCATTGCCTATCCCTTTAATTCCGTTTTCTCCAAGTCCTTTGAGTTTAGACGGTAAATTCTTTATCGCATCAATCAAGCCATTGTATGTATTCTTCATAGCATCAACCGCAGTATTTTTTGCATTCATAATTCCGTTTTTAATACCTGTGATGAGGCTTTTTCCAAGTGATAGCCAATTATAAGCTGTAAATACACTGACGATTGCCTGCACAATCTTTGGCACGTTTGCGATCAATGTCGGTATTGACTGGATGAGACCTTTGAGCAAGATTGCGATAAGCTGTACTCCTGCAAGTAATATCTTAGGGGCATTATCGTTAATAACGCCTGCAATATTAATCACAATCTGTGGTACATTTTTGATGATGTCTGGCATTGCTTTTGCTATACCTTTTGCAAGATTTAACATAAGCTTTAAACCAGAATCTACTAATTTTCCTGCATTGCTTCTTAAGTTTGCAGTAAAACTCGTCAATGCTGATAATCCCTTACTAATAAACTGCTGTGTCCCATTTGTAATACCTTTTGCCAAGTTATCCATAAAAGACACACCAAGCTGTGTTAATGCCGTGATTGCTTTTCCTGCAACAGATATTGCACTAACAAATATTCCAACCCAATCAATAGATGTTAATAATGTTGCTAATTTTGTGCCAAGCTGTGACCAGTTTGTTGTAGTAAGTGCATTATCTAATGTTGTTAATATTCCTAATGCTAATCCAGATAAGCTTGTACCAATAGACTTAACATCTATCTGGTTGATCGCACCATTCAAAAATCCACTTATTGACGTTCCTATCTTTGCCCAGTTAAGAGTATTTACAGCTCCCTCTAACATTTGAAACGGAACATTTATTTTATTCGCAAACAACCGCCCTACATTATTCCAATTCACTTCATTGAATAAACCGTTGATACCTGTTGCAATTTTTAAACCAAGATTTTTCCAATTGATTCCCTCTATCAACAGATTCAGTGTGTTGACAATTGTATTAATACCTGCACCCACAGTACGTCCCATTAAATCCCAGTCTATGTGATCAACAAGACTATTGAATGTCCGTGTAAATGCGTTCACAAAATATGTAATCTTCGGGCCTACATTATCCCAATTGATGGCATCATAGATTTTTTGCAATCCTTTATTGATACCAGATGCAATGTAAGTCCCAAGTCCCTCCCAGTCCTCTTTTTTTATGAGGTTCTTAATTTTCTTAGCAATGTCCGCAATAGAAGATTCAATAGGAACTTTCTCAAACATATCTCCAATGGATGGACCAGTGTAACCACCGCCACCACCTCCACCGCCTGCGGATGGGGTAGAAGAACTAGGGGTATCGTTATCTTTTTCTTTTTGGTACTGTCGGATTTCATCCAGTCCAGAAAGATATGTCTGTATCTCTTTATTTGCTTTTTTTGTGGCATTTGCGTTATTCTTTGTGGCTTTTGCCGCCTTATTAGCACCACTGGATGTTTTATTCAATGATGCCGCATAATCTTCTTGTACGGCTTTCGCTCTTGTAAAAGATTTCTGTCCTGTCAATGCCGCTATAAACATTCCTATATACGTGATCGCTTTCGATAACATATTCATGAATGCCGTTAATATAGGTGCAACTACGGACAGAATCGGTGCAAATGCTGTTGCCAAACTGTTTTGTAACTGAGTTAATGCTGACATCATAGAAGATATCGAAGCATTAGTAGCTGACGAATACTGTGCAAGGTTATTGATGCCTGTCATGATTCCACTGTTAACTTTAGAAATCATTCCAAAAACGGTAGAATATAATATACTCATACCGACCATTCGACCAATAGAAAAGCTTGCATTATTAGCACTGTTTGTAGTGCTTGTAAAATTCTGTGCTAGTCCTGTCAGACGTTTTCCAAGACCAGATACAACTCCACCCATTCTACTAAAGATAGATGAAATACCGCCTGTTTTTGTCTTAGCACCGTCCGCAGACTGACTGACATTCTTAAATGATGAACCAAGCCTACTATTTGTGTTAACAAGTCCTTTTTCTTTTGCATCAGTCTTAGATATTTCCTTATTTAATGCATTTAATGCTTTCTCACTTTCTTCTGATGCTGTCTTTGCGTAATTTCCTGTAATCGGTGCAGTACGTACTTTTTCTGTTTGTTGTGCGGTTGTTGTTCCGCTGTCTAGCTGTTTTTTCTTCGCTAGTAATTCGTCATATTGTCTGCCGAGTTTTTCCGCAGCACTCTCCAATGCTAAAAACGCAGGAGAAGAAGTTGCGTTCTGATTTCTTGCAAAAATTTCTTGCTGTGCCGTTGCTACCTGCTCAAACTGTGTATCAAGGCGTTGCAAGGAATCTTCAAGAATCTGATACGCTGTTGTCTTGATATTTGAATTGCTGATTTCGTCCTGCAATTGTGTTGTTTGTCCTAAATCGGTGTTTAAGGATTCAACACTCGTTTCTGTACCTGTGATTTCTGCTTTTAATTTTTGTAATGCTTTTGCACTCTCTTCACTTGCAAGACCTGTTCCGCCTGTAAGTTTTGCACTTTTAGGTAGACCACTGTCTGCACTCGCTGTCGGTGCTTCTAGCTGTTTTTTCTTCGCTAGTAATTCGTCATATTGTCTGCCGAGTTTTTCCGCTGCACTTTCCATTGCTTGAAACGCAGGAGAAGATGTTGCACTCTGATTTCTGTTGAATACATCCATCTGTGCTTTTTCCAACTCTGCAAGCTTCTGTCCTGTTGTTTCTATCGCTTTATCTAACGTATCAAGTGCAGTCGTTTTAATGTCTATGTTATCAAGTTTCTTTTCTGCCTGTGCGGTCTTTTCCAGTTCCTCAGACACGGTCTTTGCTTTTTCTTCGACAACATCCATACCTTTTGTATCTGGTGCTTTTATACCGCCACTCATGGCTTTTTCCATTGATTTTCCAATGGTTTTTACTTGATTGGATAAACGTTTTAAAAGGGATGCGATTTCTTTCACACTTGCTTTTGCTTCGGTTGTATCAATTTCTGTTTTGATATAAATACTTCCATCCGCTTTTTGTGTAGCCATTCAATCACGCCCCTTTCCCATTCAGTAAATCGTTCAAACGTTTCTGTTCTTCTAATTCCTCTTCGGAATATTTAACATCTAGGTCAATAAGCGTTTTATTTTCTTTGTAGAACTCTCTTTCCCAATCTTCCAGTTTCTTTCCTTTAGCTTTCTTCATGCGAACACTAAGAATCTGCGAAAACAAAGACTCTCCAATTTCCATGTAAGCTCCTAAAAAAGTCCACCAATGTAAATACTGCATAGCTCGTATTTCTTTTCCAAGTACACGGTTAACAGATGGGATGATAACTGGTGCATCATGTTCCCAATCCATCACATGAGGTTGTTTCTTCCCATCGTCCTTGATACCCATGTCAATAAATTCGATGGCTTTTTCAATAGCTTCTTCATAGTCTTGCGGTGGCATTTTTTCAAAATCAACGTATAAAATGGTAAGGCAAACAATCCACTTTTCATCGTTCTCAAAGTCTGGGTCATTAAATGTTTTTAGAATATCCAGAACTGCACGAAAATCTGTGCGTATTTCATAATCTATGCCACCAACTACTATGGATGTAGGAAGTTCCCAAGCTTCCATTATTTGTGATATTTAGACGTTGCCCTTTTAATTTTCGCCTGTTTCTTTTTGATTCTCTGGTCTGTTACCTGCTCAATAACGTCCGCAATCTCAACGATGATATTCTCAATAAAGAAATCTCCGCTTTCTGTTAACGTCAGCGGATTGCAGATAGCGAATACAGATTTAGAAGCTTTAGAGTTGAGTAAGTAATCAATCTGTTCTTCTAATCTGTCGGATAATTCCAGAATGTCTTTTTCTGTTGCATCTTCTGGCACTTCCATCTTTTCAAGATTTGCAACTACCTCTTCGTATCTTCTAATGATATTTAAATCAACAGGATTGAAAGAAAATCTTCCAATCTCTGTATCATCTTCATTGGTCAGTACCACATTTAAGGCACCAGTTTTGACTTTTCTTCTTAATTCTTCCATTTTTTAACCCCTATTTTCCTGATGTGTTCACTGAACTTGTAGCTGCTGTAAATTTACCTGTTTCAACGTTGTAAGTACCTTTTGTACGTTCTCCAACATAATTGACAGTAAATGGAATCTGATAGCCAGATGTATCCCCACCGTATGATGTAGGTGTTACATAACATTCCTGCTGATATGCTTCATAAGCTCCGCTTGTAGCTTCTTTCCACATATGCACTTCTACGGCGTTTGTCTTTAAGTTGTCGTCTGTGTAACGATTATCAACAATTTCCTGCAATTTCTGTGATAATACAGAGTCAGCTTCTGCATAATAAGGGTCAGCTTCAGAAGATACTTCATATCCGTTATGCTTAAATGTTGATTCCCCGATGATGTTTTTAGATGTTTCTGTGTCTGGGTTCAGTTCGACATTGTACTCTTCTAAATCTTTTCCCAGACGTTCATAACCAGATGTTCCGCCACAAAGTGAACCAGAATCTAAGAAATGAGCCATATATTTACGTGCAATTTTACCTGTTGTAACTGCCATTTTGATTCTCCTTTATCTTTTCAAGGTTAGTGATCTGTTCCATAATACAGACCAGTTAATGTGTTATCTATCTATCAAAGTCATTTTGGTATCGAGCAGAAATGTTGATTGCCCAATTCTCAGACTTGTTTTCGTTTGTGCTGTCCAAATATGCAGGTGTCTGTCTGTCAATCGTTAAAAACTTTCGATTGCCTGTCAGAATCGGATATTCTTCTAGCTTATATGTATTGTCTTTAATCGTGATTGTTTGTTTTTCTAACCATTTGCCAAGGTTGTCCAACCACTCCTTAATGTCTGCTTTCCTCTTTGGTTTTGTACCACTTGCACGACATATCACGCAAAATGGATACAGACATACCTGTGTGACGTGTCCTGTGATACTTTCTTTTTCTGATTCGATCACTGCACCGCTTACTGGGAACATTGCTTTTCCGCTTGCATCATCTAATGTAGAAAATGCAATTTCGTCTCCCTCTCTTAATTCTGGGAATTGATTTACCAGTTCTTGCAATGCTGTTGTGATCACATCAAAACCATCAATGTCGTACTTGACTGCTTTCTTTTCTTCTGCCATTAACTTCCCCCTGCCTGCTTCTTAACATGAGTAACCCATGCTTTACCGTGATTCTTCTTTGCTGTTTCAAACCATTTTGGAGTTGCTTTTGGATTCTGGTAGCTTAAGTCAACTTTTGCGTTGGTATGCCCTGCAAATTCAGAAACAAGAACCTTTCTTGCCCCTTTTCTTGCCCATGGAGAACCTGTTAGTTCATCAACCATGCCTTTTCCATAGTACAAGAAACGCCCCATCGGTCCAGTACCTGCACATACCATTCCTGTACCTGCAAGTGAAGCACTTTTTGCTCTCGTTACGTTAATGAATGTACCTGTTTCATGTGGCATATAAGGGACCATATCGGTCATAATTTGACTATCTAGCCAAAACTGAGCATGCTGTATCTGGTCGTCAAATCTTTCAAGGCTGATATTCGCAATCATGTTAGATGTATTTATATTGACATTTCCTAATTTCTTTTTAGCCATGTAACCACCTACTTCGCCATAACTTCAAAATGCGGAATAATATCATAAAAAGCACTGCCAGTGATCGCAAAGACATAATCATACTTAAGTTTCATCTCTTCGTAAAATCCGTCAATATAATCATCGTCTGCGATCGGTTCTTCATTTTCCCATTCTCCAACAATAAAGAAGTCAAAACCATTAGCCTTAGAACTAAATGTAAGTGCCTGTGGTAACTTATCATTTGCCTGTTTAGACCATTCTTTAGGCGGTAGCCATAATTTACTCCCTACCATCTTTTGACCGCTTTTTAGGCTATACTGCACGTTTAATACAGCATTGTCCTGTGAGTCAGAACCGTACTTTGCAACGATGCTTGCTTTATCCATGTTTAGGTTCGTATTATGCAAAATAGAGGGATACCATGTATCGCCCTGTTTACTCTCATATCTATTGAAAAGTGTAATTGTGTCGTTATACATCGTATCCCTCCGCTTATAATGCACCTGCTCTTTTAAAAACTTTAAAAATCTTTCTAGACTGTAAAGCAAACCAGTCAATCATCTCTTCGTTATTTGCCCAACAATCTGTGTTGCAGGACTGCCCATCTAAACCACTTTCATATAAGAAAGCGTGCATAATCTCATGCCTAAGCACACTTTTTTGAACCGATTCAATGTTATCCACAGAATCAACACTTTTTTCAAGAATTGCAACGACTATTGTTTTATTTGAATAATCGCAATAACCAGACAATTCTTGTAGTTTTTCATCTTCGTTCTCGTGTCTGAATCTGATTTTATATGTAGTTCCTAAAACATTTACTTTACAATCTTTCATAAATACTCCGTTGGGTACATTCCTATATACAATAAATTTACTCCGTTGGCATCTGCGACACCCGATAAGTAGTCTCTTATTGTGTCAGAGTATAACTGCTTTTGTGCTTCCTTATCTGCTAGACACTTATCTATCAACGTAGCCGTGCCTGTATTACTGGAAGTCACATAGCTTATACTCTCGTTTCCTGCACTCTTAGATGCTACCTGCTTACTCATCACAGTTCCATCTTCTAATGTGATATAACCCTGTGATGCTTCAACTCTCGTTTCTGCCTGTTCAATCTTATATGTGATTGACAGAAGTTCGCAAACACATCTTTTAACTGCTTCTGCATCATCTTCATCTGTTGGAAAAGCAATCTTAAGCTTTTTGACATTGTCCACGCCTGTTGTGGCATTATCTATCTTCTTGCAAGAATCCCAGACCAGACGATTAAAGTCTGCTTCTGGGATTGCTTTCTCTCCAAAAAGGTTTTTGTAATATTCATAGTCAATGTACGCCATGAAATCACACTCCTTTTTATCCGTTGGATTTAATAACACCCATGCGGATATTCTTCTGGTTAAATGCTAAAGACCAGTTTGCTTTAGCTCCTAACTCTGCATTTGTAGGAGACTCTTTTGCGATCTTGTTAGCATTAATAGAAAATCCGTTAGGATGTAATACATAACCCTGTTTTGTATACAGCTTTTCAATACCGGCAGATGTTTCTGGGTCATAGTCTGTATAATAAGGATTTTCATAGTTTGTCTTATCACAAGTCAATACTGAACCTGTACCAAGCATATAAGTTTTGTATACTGGGTTTGTTCCTGTTGTATCAACTGTAAATCTGTCTGTTACCAGTGGGATAAATCCACCGATTGTAGGAAGATTTACTTCTCTTTCTACTGCGTTAGCAATAGTGTATTTGTTGTAATCAACAAGTCCCATTGCTTTGTACTTTGCATAAATGTAAGAGTTTAATACAAGTAATCCCATCTTGTCAGCGGAATCTCCTAAAGCTTTCTGCTGTGCAAAGATAAGTGTTGTATCGTCAATTTTGTTTGCATCTCCAACAGTACCCTCGCCAGTTAAAGATAAGTCTGTAATATGGTTTTCCATACCAGACAGACTTAAAACTGCATCAACTGTAGTCATTAAGTCACGTGTTCTTACCTGCTTATAGAAGCCTGCAACAGAGTTTGCAACATGTGTCATAGGGTCTGCACCTGTTAACTCTTTTGTAAAGTCTTTTGCTTTCCAAGCTTTCATTCTCTGGATTAACATACAAGTCTGTTTCTTTCCTGTAATTTCAGCAGGTGTGTTGTCTGTTTCTCCATCGTTGTTTAAAGCCTGTGAGTCCTGTTCATCAATCGGTGTATAGAAAGGAATTGTTGCGACATTTCCTTTTTCTCCGATTAAATCCATGATTGTATTGTCCTGTGCTAACACACCAGATGCAATTATTGCATCGTTCCATGTTGGGTTTTCTGACATAAACTCAGAAAAAACCTCTGGGTCAAAATCAAAACCGCCAAATCTTCCTGTTCTTGGCATAAAAAAAGTCCTTTCTACCCTAAATAAGAATAGATAAGGACTTATCTTTGTCCCATCTACCTACAACTATTAAGGGATTTTTAGGTTAGCGGCTCACTTCCATACTGTGAGTCGGTATTATCTATCTGTCATTTAATAAGGTTGCATAGTAGTCTGGGTCCTCTGCCTTAAGCTTCATTCTGTCATCTAAAGACATTTCCCTTAACTTCTGTGTTCCCTTTTTCTGCTCTCCGCTGTTGAACTTAGTTGTAAAGTTTGGGATTTTAACATCTGGTGCTTTCTTTTCGTCAACCAAGATGTTCTCAATCGGTTTCCCATCTTTAGTAGTAAGTTCTTTAAATACATCTTCTGCATTTTTCCCATTCTCTTCTTCTAATTTTTGAATCATCTGGGAGCGGATAGAGTCTTCTGTGATTGCATTTACAAATTTTTTATCAGATAAGAAATCTTTTACTTTGTCTCTTAACTCTGTCTGCTTAGCTTCTTTTGCTCTTGCTTCTTTTTCGTCTGCAAGTTCCTGTGTTAATGTTGCAACCTTATCTTTAAGACCGTCAACATCTTCTTTCTCTAAGTCGGCTAATTTAGACTGCACTTCGTCTAAAGATGTTTTGTATTCATCTTTTTTCTCTACCTGCTTATTGTAGTCAGCTACAGTCTTATAGTTTTCAGACATTTTCTTTTTTAAATCCGCTTTTTTATCTTCTGGGATTTCGATTCCTAAATCTTCTAAAATCTTTTCGTAATTCTGCATATATATCCTCCTACGATATTTGTATACCGCTCGTCTGCGGTAATGGATTAAGGCTTATAAACCTAAGCCAAGGTAAAAGAGAAGAGTGGGCTTGAACCACTCTTGAGCCTTTAACTCTCTCTCAAAACTTATGGAAGGAGGTTAGCTGATTGAATCACATGAGCATCAAACAATCTACTCTTTTATTGTAAAATATGGAGACTCTTTTTTTCTACTCATTTTACTAATTTTTTTCACGAAAAAAGCACCATGCAGCAACATGATGCTTTTACGTTTTTGGAGGAGTATGAAAAAAATTACAGCTCTACCAATAAAGGGTCAGAAAATAAATGCTATTGATCGCCACTTTTGTGGCTAATGGAAACAACAGGACTCGAACCTGTGACTGTCCACTTATGAGGTGGATGCTCTAACCAACTGAACTATGTTTCCACGGACCTCGTGAGAAGTCCTGCTGTATTATGCTTTATAAAATCAATAAGAAAAATGGTTGTAACATGAAAAATCTTCGAAACAAATCACATACTAGCAAGTAAAAAATGATTTATTCAACAACAACTATTATTTGTTACAAGTATTATTGTAAATGCTATACTATGGATTTTTCAATACACTTTTCATAAGTTTTTTCAAAAATTTCTTTCTTACATGGATAGATTTCTCTGTTTACGCCAGTAATAAGCATATCATCTTTTGTCATGAGAAAATCTCCCTCTAGTGTCGGAATAATATAAGAATTGCTGTCATATTGTCTAATGACATAACCATTGTATGTAAACTTAACAGGCATACCGTTAACCACAGTATCAGCGTTCTCTGCTCCGATTCTCATAAGCTCATCAAACGTAATTGCTTCTATCTCAACAGGCTTCTTTACATATTTAGCCATACTTTCACTCCTTATTCTGCAATTAGCCATTCATTAGATAAGATATTGTTAAGTGTATATTCCACCATTTTTGTATCTCTAATATCTAATAAGTCTCCCTTTTCTCCGTTGTCTTTATCTCTGCACTGAATCATGATAGTTTCTTTTTCTGCGTCCCAGTACCAGAACCCACCCCATGATGGAAGTTTTACTTTATGCCCTGATTTCATTCTTTTAAATGCTTCTGCAAACGACATGCCAACATCTTCCACTACAAGTTGTACTCTATAGCCGTCCTTGTGTACGATTCCATCTTTTCCATCTGTAATTGATGCAATCAGTTCTCCATCTTTTGTGATATTTAACTCTTTAAAATTTATACCGTCAATTATCATTCTTATTCTCCTTTACATCTCAAACTTGACATTTTCCCACTTCTTGTAAGCGTCCATGTACAGCTCGCTTTCATCTCCGTTGAATGTCATTTCATAATACATGCCATCAGATAATGTCGTGCTTAACAGTGCTTTGTGGTTCTGTAATGTTTTGGAATACCAAACAACATACACGTCATTCATTGTAATATGATTGTTGTCTGTCTTGTCCATATGTCCGTTCACATAATCAACAATCTTTGCTTTGCATACCGCTAAATATTCTCTACTTCCCATTTTTATTCTCCTTTATTTCTCGTGTGTTGTCAGTGCGTTTATTAACTCGTCTCGGGTTTTTTTTAGGCCCTCGATGTTGTTCCCTGTGATTTTGTTCTCAATCAAATTAAACATACTTTTCATAACCAAATTAACATCGTTCTGTTGACTGTTAATTGTGTTGTAGTCACTGTTAAGCTTCCGTTTAATATCTTTGATGTCTGTCTCTATTGACGTTATACGTTGCTCTAAATCGTCCGTAGGCTTCTTGTAATACTTATAGGCTTTATACAATACACCTATAGCTCCACCAATGGTTATAATCCACCCACACGCAACCATGAATTGATTAATAGTTTCCAAATTATTTACCTCGTGCGTTATTATATCTAGTCGCTGCACCTCTAGCAGATGATGCTTGACTTCTGTCCCATCCTGCTGTGTTGAGTCTTTCGTTTTGTGTCTTAAGATTGTTCTGCTTGCAGTAATCTTTATAAGCTTGATTCTGCTTCTGCAATAGTGCAGCCTTTTTCTGATACTCCATGTCAAGCTCATGCTTTAAGGCTTCGTCCTTTGCATTGTCTACTGCCGTTTTCATACCGATTAACTGCCGTTTCGTCTTTCTGATACGTCTTTCAAGTTCTCGCTGTCGTTTCCGTTTCTCGTATTCTTTGCGATTCTCTTCGCTGTCGTAGTCCTCGAACGGATTGTTTATTCCATCCCCTGGACCGTGGGAGTGTCGGCAGTTCGCCCCATGGATTCCCTGCACATTCCCCATACCGCAGACCGAAAAAGGTGGAAATCTTGGGTCATTACCGCTTTTGCTGTAAAACTTGCCTTGCCACCAGAAGTGATTGGTTAAATTGTCCCCACCGTTTCCTATTCTGGCTCCCAGATGTGCTGATGTTAGGATAATATCCCAATCCATCTCATCCATACGTGCGTCTGTAATATCTGCTGCCATCTGGCTTACACCAGTACGGACCGCTCTTGCTGTAGCTGTCTCTATGCTGTCTCTACGTCCACTTGGATAGGTTACGTCTGCACCCTTGTCTATAATGTCGTTAACAGCTTCTTTGACTGCTTCTGTGTAGCTTGCTGTACCGCTTGCAGTTTGGTTATATGCCTTGTCAACAGCATCTATGTAATTATCGTGACAGGCGTTCGGCATTGTACCAGTGTAATTGTGCATCTCTCCCTTTGTCTTTTCATAATTTCTCTGCAACAATCGTTGTAGATAAGGGCTTTCCCCCAGTGGTTTCGGTTCAAGACCTGCCTTTTTATACACTGCATCATCCCATTCTAACGCTTTTATACCTGCTTCTTTCATGGTCCGTGCGATTGTATCAATGCCTATCTTTGTTGTTTGTGCAATCTCTTTCTGTACCGCTTGCAAGATATACCCTGCATCCTGCAATACATCCATTTGCCACTTGTCAATAGGAGTAAAAAGGTAATCTTCGCCACGTCCTAGCCTTATCATCATTCGTTCGATCATGACGGATACAATCTTGTTATGCAGTTCTTCCGCCTGCTTCTCTGCTTTCTCTGGCACATACCATAAGTAATCTGGCGTTAGCATAATCCCACCGCCTATTCTTCGGGGTCTTTTGCCATTAGTGCCACATCTAGCATCTTCCCAACTGCTGCCGCATCCGCAGGCTTGCCCTCTTGTGTTAATGTTTTGTCTGTTTCTGTACTGCCTGTAACTCCCTTTTTGCAGATGTTGTGCAACAGCTTTTCTTGTTTTGTAAATGGTTCGGGCATTTTTACATCTTCGCCACTAAGGTATGCAAGATATTTTTCAATCCTGTTCTTCCCCATGCTTTCACTCCTCTCCGCTTGCACCAAAAAGGGTTGGTTCTTTTGGCTGTGCTTCTGCTACTAATGCTTTCGCTTCTTCTTCGCTAAATCCCTCAAATTTGACTAAGTAGTACCAGAATGGGACTTTTCCTGCAACAGTAAAGCTATACCATCTTGATCGGTCCTCATTTTCGTTGTATGTAATATCCCCAAAGTCAAACACTATTTCATACGTTCCAACAGGGGATAATTGATATAAGTCTGCAAATATACTAAGTGCATTTATTAACTCATTCATGCACTTTTGTAATTTATCTCTCATATCCTTAACCGTCTGAATAGTTCTCTGCTGATCTGCTTCTACCCATGTAGCTGTTTGTATACCTGTTTTTTCATTGAATACAAAGTAACCATTGGAAAAACCGCATTTATATCCAATTTGACTTAACAATGCATTGATACCCTCTATTCTTGCAGATGTATTTAAGGATGGATTTACTTCTTGATAAAATCCATCCATTCCAGTGCCGTTTACGTTTTTGACGTATTCTGGTAATTTTAAACGCTTCTTGCTTCGTTCAACACCTGCCTGCATATCTTTCACAGGTGCACCACTTTCCATGAGCCTGTCAGAATCAATAAGGACCATTCGCCTACTATCAAAAATTTCTGTTGCGTTTCTGCTGTATGCTATATCTAAATCCTTTAATTCTTCTATAGCATCATAGAAGATAGGTAATCCAAGACTTGAATCCTCATCTACACTATTTGCTTGTGGTGTCCGCAACACTCCATATAATCGTTTACCATCTAAGTTTGCGAGTCCTACATCTTCAAGTTCGCCTTTCCATGGTGTCTCGTCTATGTCTATAGGCTTTCCTGTATCATTTGCATCTTTAGAAGCATAACAACGATTAGTTATCTGATACACATCTTCGATATAACGATGATATTCAAGTTTTGTGTAGTATGTTCTACCATCCCCAGACACTTCCCTGTTGATAAACACAATACCTTGAATCTCTCCGTTACTCTCATCTGTTACAATAAAATCTTTAGGAGTTATAAGGTCTACACTCTTGCCGTTTGGTTTAAGTATTACGGTACCGTATGCGCACGCAAATTCTGTCCAGTGCCTTATCTCTCCAAGCACCTTGTTAATTTGTTTCTGTAACCAGTCAGCTCTTGCACTACCGTCAACAGTTATTCCTATCGCCAATGTTGTAAGACGTCCCATTTCCGAGCAAACAGCTTTTGCAAAATTAACAGTCTTGATATGTTCATCATCATCTAACCAGTATGGCATACCTTTATAGATATACATACATTTTTCTACTGTCCTCTGCATTTCCAAAGATGTTACAGTATTAACTTTAAAATCGTCTCTTGCCCTTTGCCTAAAAAGGGCACTTAATATCTCTTTCATTCTGCTTATTATACCCATCTATTCCACCGCTATCAGTTTAACGTTTCCGATTTTTGTTTCTATATCTCCTTGTATCAAATCACCATTAATCGTAAGCCAAACCCCACCATCATGGATAGATATTTTTTCTATATTCTCGATGTTTAACATTACATTTCCAATTTGTATACAAGTTACATCTTTTAAATTTATCATCATTATGCGTTCTCTCCTCTCCTCATGATCACTCTGTTGTATGCGTATCTCAACGAATCAATAGCATGATTGTCTCTGTCGGGGTATCCGCTTATTATATTACCGTCTTTGTCTCTATCATACTCATACGTTGTAATTTCTTTGTATGCGTATGGTGTTCTCCGTGGGTCAATCACAATCTTCCTACGTTGTAGCCACTTCATGCCGTATTCGACTGACCCCGGTCCCTTAACTGCTGCCTGTGCTACAAGTCCTAAGTTTCTGTAGTCCTCTACTGATTTAGGCTCTGCACTATCACAAATGATCGCATAATCGTTATAGCCTTTTTTCTTTATCCAGTCGGCTGTTTGCTCGTTCGACCGTTTGTTTACGCAATGCTCATCTATAAAATAGATCGTTTCTCGTGCTACATCGTAGTACGTCCTTGTAAATGCGTATTTATCTGGATACCATCCCCAGTCAACGCCTTGATATATGCGGTCCATCTGTGCTATTTCTTCGTCTGTAATCTCTCTTACTTTTACATACTCAAACACTGCCCCACCGTTACCGTTAGCAATGCCCATGTATTCATGTTCATATGCTTCGGGTCTGATCTCTTTTAGGTGTTCCGCTTCTTCGATAAACGGTTTACCTAACCACTCTTTAGGTACGTCTAGATATGTGCTTCTTACAATCATTCTGTTGTCTTTTGGTTCTTGCAAATACTGATTTGCCCAATTGTTAGCACTCTTCGGTGGATTAAAGCTCTTAAATATCCATGCACTATCTCCGCCACGAATAGCGGACTGCTCAATATTTCTGATCTCTTCTGGTCCTGCGAACTGGTCTAATTCTTCGAACCATACAATTCCTATGTATCCAAACTCTGGTGCTATAGACTTAATCTTATCTTTATCGTCAGCACCACGAAAGAATATCTTTTGCCCTGTGTCTCTCATTGTGATCTCATACGGAGAACTTGTATATTTATAATCTTTTTCTGAGAACTCCTGTTTTGTTATCGCCCATTTGGTTTTAGCAAATACAGAATCTTTTACAGTGTTGTATACTTTTCTTACAACAAGGCAATGAATGTCATTGTTGTTTCTCATTAGCTCTGTGATAATATTCGGGATCGTTGAGGATTTACCAGAACCACGTCCCCCCGGCAATACATACTCCGTATGCCCATGGTTTCGTACATCTCTAATCATCGGGTGGAACACATCTGGGATTATATCAAGGTCCATGTGGTACGTTTTATTTCTTAATGCTTCTTCCCTTGCTTTCTTCTCTTCCTCTTCCTTTGCCTGCACCGTTAAAGCCTTTTCTAAGTCGTTCATGGCTTTCAACTGGTCTGGGAAGTCTGGGGTAAATCCAAAAGAATCTTGCAACGCACCAGTGGCGATCATTGACCGTCTCCGCTGTATGTCTGCAAGACTCATAATATCATAGCCGTTTTCCTTGTCTGTTTTGGCTTGTAGTTCTGCTATATATTCTTTCACTCCATGCTTTTCAATGATGTTCTTTTTTGCATTCTTCGCTGTTGCAGGGGAATATCCTGCTTCGATAGCAGCTTGATAATCATTCCCACCGTTTTTTATCCATGCATGAGCAAATGTTCTTTGCTTCTGTGTAAGTTCATCCCGCATTTATTTGCCCATTCCTTTCTCGTATGCTTGCCCATATGTCAGATAGGCATTTAATTATATCAACCTGTGAAGCTGTCCTTAGTATCTCGTACTTGGTGTCTCTCCAACCTTTTCTTGTATTCTCATATGCTTTTATAGACAGGATGTACATTGTTATCATTCGTTTCTGGTCATCTGAATAGAATTGTGTTGTGTCTAAACTTATTACAAATCCATTTGATACTATTGCTCTTTGTAGTTTTCGCATAATTCTATTTAGATTCATCTTCTCACATCCTTTCTAGGTTTATATATATTTAAACAGACCGTTAGGCAAGCGTCACATCTCTTGCATCTCTTTTAACCAATAGGGTGCGTGGTTGCAACGAAATTTACCACCTCTAACGATCTGTTATTATCTCTTATATTCTTTTGTGTTTGGATTCCTGTTTTTATATTTGTCGCAGGTGCATAGATATGCGTTGTCTATTCTGTCATACTTGCCTACGTCACACATATAGTAGTTCTTTGTATTACTTCCTAGTAGATACATACATTCAGCACAGCATATACTTCTATCTTCCATTCTGCACTTCCTCTCTATATCTGCCACATACGCACATATGACTACACTTAATATTTACTAGGACAACTTCTGTCTTGTTGTCTGGGATAGCTCTTCTTTTTGTCTCTGTCACAATATCACAGTGTACGCAATCGTTACAGCAATTCTTTAGTTTGTTATTAATCAAAAAAGACACCTCCCGACTATGGTTATTATCTAATATAATTATACCATAGTGGGAAGTGCCTTTGTTTACACTCTTTTTATTTAATTTTTTTCTATCTTTCTATATTTTTTCCTGATCTGGTCCCCATGTGTCCCCAAATTTTTTCTTGTGTGCTTCGGCGTATTTGTTAAAAAACTCTTGATCGGAAGACAAACTTAATTCATATGCTACTTTTTCCCTCAAATCTTCATTCATTAATTCTAATGCTTTGTCAAAATTTACTTCTTTCCCATATTTATTTTTTACATTCATTCTGACTCTCCTTTATTATCATTTACCCTGTTTCTATACTCGTCTCTTTCTTTTAACAGACTATCAAGATTTGTCTTCTCGCCCCTTTTAATTCGTGACCGTGCATTTATAATTTGTGATTGTTTGTGACGGCAGTAATCACTGCAAGTATTATTTGCCACTTTTGAGCTAAATTTTTTACCGCAGTACTCACAAATTTTTTGCTTTTTGCTGTTCTTTTCCAACTTCTTTTTTGTCTGTTCTGTCTCTTTATTATAAGCACTTTTATATTCTTTTTGCAATAATAAGCCTGCTTCATGCTGACATTTTTCTGAACAATATTTTTGTCTGCCTGCCGTTACAATGTATTCATTGCCGCACAGCTCGCACTTATCGACACTCCCAAGCTTCCTTTTAGCGGTCTTTCCTTGCCTAAATCTTTTTTGCGCTTCTTTGGTTCGTATTTTTCTACACTCCGGACAATAAAAGGCTCTAGGACCGCCGGAAAACTCTTTGCCACACATCCTACACACTCTAATTCTCATTACATTAGATTTTCTTTTTTTCGCGCATTCGTCGCAATACAGTTTATCTGCACTACCGTAAAAAGACTTGCCACAATCCAAGCAAGCCTTTTTTGTTCTATATTTTTTCATTCGTCTTCGTCCTCTATGATATTTAAATATACCCGATGCCATTTATTGCCATTCTCTAATGCGTTAAATAACGGCTTATCATGTAAATCGTTTAAAACATCATCAACGGTGTAGCGATCGCCCCACGTTGTTTCTACCATCAAATCGCCCATGTAGTTTTCGTACAGGCTAAAGCTGTCATTTTCTGGTAACTCTACAATCACATCATCATAAATATCAGACTGCGGAGCCATGTAACTATAAACAGTTCTTTTTTCTGCTGCTAAAACGCCATAATTGGCGAAAATTTTAAATTGATTTTTCATTTTTCAACACTCCTTTTTATTCTTCTTTTAAAATTTCTGTCATATCTTCGATTGCTTCCTGCTGCGTTTTATACTTTCGAAAAACTCCGAAAGTATTCTTATACAGCAAGAAATACTTGTATCCCCACAAACTGTCGTCAACTCCTTCATTCGGATGATTTTCCGTGAAGTATACTGTATTTTTCTTTTCTTCCACTCTACTCGCTAATTTTTCCATGATTTTTCTTTTACTCATAACTTTATCTCCTTTTTAACCATTTTGTTCTCATATTAAAACTCCTGCACATCTGTCACTTTTAAGTAGAAAGCTTCTTCCGCTTCATCCTCTCCATTATCTGTTGTGATCTCAAAGAAAATCTGTACTTCGCACTCGTTAGAGTCTGTAGCTGTATACACTACATTTTTGTCCTGCTTAATGTTTTCTGTAGCTCCATCATCGAATACACTGTAGTATCCAGATTCCATCATAAAGTTATCTAAATCTGTGAAGCTCATTTCCTCGTTTAATAATTCTTTTTTGATTTCTTCTACATTTAATTTTTTCATAACTCATATCTCCTTTTCTTTTTGCTGATCTCCTTTAACTGTCTTTATCTTACCACATCTTTGTCTCTTTGTAAAGTGATATTTATAATTCTTTTAATTTTTTTTCGTCCTCTTCGTCTCTTACATATTCCAATATCTGCCCCGGTTGCATTTCTAAGATATTGCATACAGCATTTAAAGCCTTTAGCGTTATAGCTGTATCCTCGTTCTTTATCTTGTTTAACGTGTTTTGGCTAAGTAAATTGGTAGTTTTAGCCTTGTATGTAGTAAATCCTTTTCTTTGTAGTGCATCGTATACATCAATTTTGTACTTTAACATTTTTCATTACCTCCTATTTACTACATTATATATTATGTACCATTTTCAAGTCAAGAGAAATATCATCATAAAAAGTGACATTTTCTATTGACATAACTTTTTAAAGTGATATAATAAAAGTAAATTAAGAGAACAAAGCAATCAGAAAAGGAGATAATAAGATGAAAAAATTAAGAAAAGAAATTGAAAAGTTAGTTGAAAATGAGGACTTCGTTTCTTATGAAGAGTTCATTTTCGAACTGAAAGAAGAAAAAGAAGAAGTTAAAAAATATCTTAACTGGAGAGCGAACGGTGGGAAGATGAACACTGAAACACTTCCAGACAGATATGTAGAAGCTTGTAAGAAGATTTTAGGAGGGATTGAAAATGAATAAAGTAATCGCAAGACACAAATTCTGGTTAAACCAAACAGAGTGTATTATTTCCACAGCTTATGTGGAAGTATTACACGAATACCAAACTATTGTAATGTATATGGACGATTTCGAAGAAATTGATTCTTATATAACTCACAGTAAACAAAGAGCTGTAAAACTCCATGAATCGCTTGTCGAACAGTGGAAAGACAGACTTAGCAAAAACAGGCTTGTCAAGACTGATCGTGACAGTCTTGTAATACCTGCATAACATACGCCACCCACCCCGGAGGTTACGAGGGTAGAAAGCGAGAAGAAAAATGAAAAATAAAAATTATAAATATTATCAACCGAACGATAAAGACACAAAAGATAAATACGGAGACTGCGTAATCAGGGCATTAACAAAAGTTCTGTGCAAAGACTGGCTAACAGTGTTTGATGAACTTTTACCATATGCCAAAGAATTACAGTGTATGCCAAACGAGCGGAGATGTTATGAAGAGTATTTATTCGATAATGGCTTTGCTTATCAGGGTGTCAGCAATAGAAAAGGGTCTAAACGACCAACTGTTGAGAGCTTTTCAAAGGATCACAAACAGGGCAGTTACTTTGTGAATGTCGCAAATCATGTGGTTGCAATTTCAGATGGCAGTTATTACGACACATGGGATTCTGGGGACTGTTGTTTGTATGGATATTATTATAAAGAGGGAAAATAATTGATAACCAACCGGGAGGTAATTACTCCCGGAGAAGAGGAGTAAAAACTATGACTAAGAACGCAGAAAAGAACGCAAGAGCTATGCTGAGTAGATCATCAACAGAACAGCTTATAAAAGAATTTGACATGACCGAAGCTATACCAATTAGTCTTGAATTGTCCATGGTCCGTGGTTGGATTATGGATGAACTGGAAAAGAGAAATCCAGAAGCTTTTGATAAGTGGTTGGATTTAGACTATCCAGATAATAAATCATTAAAAAATTTGTATTTAAACGCATAGGAGAATATATCATGAAAAAAATATTATTATCTATTATACTTACAGCAATCATTACCGCATGTATCACAGCTAATTACATTATCACACATCAGCAGGTAAGCGGTACGACTGGAAACTACAACATAGAAATTTTAGATCACAACTTTTCATATAGATAACATTGAGGACCAGAAAAGCTCTGGTCCTTCGCTGAAATTTTCTTGTACATTAGTAATATAATATGTATAATTCATTACAGAAAGAGGTGTTTATTTATGGCTTTTAGAGAATGTGTTGTATGTGGAAAAACTTTTGACGGTGCTCCAGGAGCAAAATATTGTTCAGAAGAATGTAAAAACGCACCACGATATACAAATGAATTTAATGGAGAAAAGTGGGGAAAATTAACTATCATAGATGCTTATAGAAAAAAAGGAAGAGTTTATGCCATTTGCAAATGTGAATGTGGAAATACAAAAACTAAAACTGTAAGATACGATGCTCTAACATCTGGTCGAACTCAATCTTGCGGATGTTTTGCCGAAGCTAATTACTATAAACCATTTGACCTCGCTGGTAAAATTAACGATTATGGTTGTAAAGCAATTAAGCAAATAAGAGTTGGAAATCGGTATAAATGGGAGTGTGAATGTTCTTGTGGAAAGCACTACTTAGTTCCTGCCGGACTTTTTTACAAACAAATGTCTTGTGGTTGCTCACATCAAAGAAGTGCCAGAGAAAACCTCAAAAAGGCTACGGAAACATGTGAACAAGGATATATAGAAAATACATCCATTATATCAATCAAACCTAGAAAAATGTTACGGAATAACACATCTGGAGTTCGTGGTGTTAGTTGGGACAAAAATCGGCAAAAATGGGCTGCTACAATAGTATTTAAAGGCAAAACATACCATTTAGGAAGATACAACAACATAGAAGATGCAGCCGCAGTTAGAAAAGAAGCAGAAAACGCTCTGTTTGGAGATTTTCTTAAATGGTTTCAAGAAGTGTATCCAGAACGATGGGAAAAATTCAATAAAAAGGCAAAAAAAGAAGAAACAGAGGATTAAACCCCTGCTTCTTCTTTTATATTCTTCAGATTTTCTTTTAACATCTTCACACACTCATTAAATCCGTCACGTTTGCCGCATAGATACATATTGTAACCTCTGTAATCGTCCATAGGCGGTATTAATGTACATAGGGTATATAAATCTTGCTTATCCATGTTTAGCCATCCTTTCGTACATTTCGCAGGTACACGTCAGTTTATTTACCTGTTGACACTTCTCTAAATACATCTTGTCCATGTCTTTTATGTCCTGCGGTGTCAATCCTGTTTCTTTGTACTCAAGAAGTTCTTTTAATGCCTTAGTTGATACCGCTTCACTTCCTGCAAACATTTTTGATAATCGTATCTGATTTTTGATAACGTCTATTGATAACCCTGTCACTTTCTTCCCCTCCTGTTCCTGTTTAAAGCATTTCTTTTCATAAATTTTTCTTTTGATAACGACTTATAATAAGGATTTTTCCTTTTGATAACGTTCTTCTCTTCCTTGCAATCGTCTTGAAATTGTTTATAGCCGTCACATAGAGTATGGCAATTATAAGCTCTTCCTGTGGCTTCTGTACACCCATAGCACGGATTATCTTTCCCTCTCATAATAACGCCCCCCCACTTTATACATCTTCTGGACTTCTGTTATTTGCTTTGATAACGTCAAATCCATCTGGATAACGTTTCTCTAATTTTTCAATGTTCATTTGCATAATTTCATCCAACGACCAATTAAATGATTCACAAATCATAGCAACATACCACATTACATCCCCAAGTTCTTTTTTTGCGTGTTCCTCGTCAAAATTACTTTCATGGAATATCCATTTTTTAACCATATCAGTAAGTTCTCCAACTTCTCCAGATAATCCGAATAAGCCGTTAATAATTCCGCCCAAGTCAATCCCAGTGTCTGGAATGCTGTCCTCTACTCCCTGTTCCAAATTATCAGCCATATTCATTATTCTTTCTGTTCCTAATCCGTCATTAGTTCGCATTGCTTTTGTTTGATATTCTTTACCGTTCATTTATATTACCTCTTTTCATTCTTAAATAGCCTGCTCCTGTCTTTGGTTTTTTCGGTGTGTTGTCTAATATTTCCTTGATAACAGCTTCTATTTCCTTTTTAGGCTCAATCTTATTAATATCTGGTCGTTCCCAAGCTCTTACACTGTTTACAAGTGCTAAAGATGGACTGTCATTTTCTTTTATCTTGTTATTCATTTATAACGCTCCTTTATAACTTGATAACACTTTGTCCTCTGTCATATTGATTAAGTATCTTATCTAATGCATCTTCTGCTTTTTTATGTGTTTTGAATGATTGTATTGTGTAAATATATCCATTCATTAGCTCACATTCTACATTCTCTTCGCTTGCCCGAATTTCAAGAACATTATCAAGATTCAGAATCTCTCTATCTTTTGTCATTATTAACATGTAAGTCCTCACTTTCTCCCCAGTCTAACCGGTTCCCACACTCACAAACTTCTGTCCATTCTGCTACATAACTTTTACATTTAGGACATCTGTATAACGCCACGTCTTTTCCTTTAAGGCTTTTGTGTCGTTCTCTTATCGGCAAACTGTGTAATATTTCTCCCATATGCTTATAATCTTCTAACGTCATTGTGATCGTATCTCTTGCTTTAGCGGACTGGCAGAAACCACTGCCCACCAGTCCTAAGAAAACACCTATGATAACAAGTAAGATTTTTAGTATCATTCTTTCATCTCCACTTCTTTATAAACAACCACATCTAAATCATTACTAGCTTTGTGTGTTAGTATTTCAACTTTGTATCCTTTTTCCAAAAAGTTTTTTACAAATTCTCTCATTGGTAACACGTCTTTCATTTTTTCTGGATAAGTTATTCTTGTTATCTGCTCTAAAACTTTTACCGGTTCCATTTTCTCTACTTTCACTTCACTTCCATACATCAAGTTATAATATTCTTGTAACTTTTCATCGTCCATAGAATCAAATATCTGCACGTGATCACGAACGACACATATATCATGTATTTTGCATTCTTCACATGGTTTATCAATATTGTTACACCAATGTCTTAAATTAATGATTATATCTTCTCTTGTCATTTTTTATTCTCCACCATCTTTCTATAAGCTTCTTCTACTTCCTTGTCCGTAGCTTCTTCACAATAAATTTTTCTTGTTATGCACGGTTCTTGCTCTTTAAAAATGCAAACAGGACATACTCTTTTACAACAATAATTTTCTAATTCTTTTTCCTGCATTTTTCTTTTTAGTTTGTTGGCATTTAAATTTAATCTCATTGTTGCAATAATGCTCCCAGATTTTGTATCAGTCACATACATCATTGCTTCTTTGCAAGATTGATAAGAAACTTTCGTATCTAATACTCCAACATCTAAATTATTTGCCGTGATCATCTTTTCTATGTTCTCTAAAAAGTCGTGTGCCACCTGCTCCGCTATTGTCATTCCTTTACCTCCACTTTGATTCCATACAAAAATTCATAGTATTCTTGTAATCCCTCGTTACTTAACCATTCAAACGGCATCTTTTTTACACATTTTTTATAACATTTGCATTCTTTGCATGGTGTGCCAACAGGGTCGCAGTAAGCAACTATAGATTTTTCCACTTCACTTCTTGTCATTTTTTTAGGTTCATATCGTTCCATAGTAATCTTCATATCAACTTCTCCAACGATACGTCCTGCTTTTTCGTCTTTTATATATGCCTTTTCTCTGTCGAAACTTACGCTTAATTGCATAGCAGGAATATTTGACTCTTTTATGCAATTATATAAGTGGCTTTGAAATCTCTGTGTTATTATTTCATTTATTGTTATTGTTTCATTTTTAGTCATTCTCCCACCTCTAAATCTTTTGCAAGCTTAAATCCTGTTCTCCCAACATTTCTAAGATTCTCTTTAATCAGTGCATTGTTTGGTGTCCTATTTCTCTCATACCAGTTCCAGTCGTTATCTTCTCTCATTTTTATTTTCATTTCATATCTTTTTTTATAGTTGATTTCTTCTTTTGCCATCTCTAGGCAAACGATCATATAATCTATTTGTTTGATAACATCCATGTTCTTTCCTCCTACTTGATAACATACAGTTCTGCATCTACTACTTTTGCAAACGTTGGTTTCATGCCGTTTTCTTCGATATATTTAACAACCAGATCATTTATAGCATTTTCACACTTTTCGTAGGCTTCTTTGCTGTCTATATCTTCTATGTACCAATCTTCGGCAAATTCTCCTACATCATCATATACAGCATTGTGTAAATCTTCTAGTATGCTTGTTAGGTCTACCCGTCTTATATCCACTTCTTCTACTTTTCCAATCCAGATAGTTGTACCTGCTTTGCATCCCATGTCTTTAGCTTCTTTGATACATTCTTCTATTGTGTCAAAATCTGTGCTGTAATGATCGCTATATTCTTCTGTTGACCATGAATAACTCATTTAGTTTCTCCTTTACAAATATCTAAACCATCTAATGTAATTGACATACAAAGTGAATATTTCATTCTATAAATCACATAAAACTTAAAACAATCTGTTAATACCTCAATGTGGCAAATTATAATGTCTGATTCTTCGCACTGATGAATAAGTGCAAGTTCAAGTTTGATGCGTTTTTCTAGTTCTTCGTCTGGCATAATAAACTCCTTTATTTAACCCTGTTAGTCATTCCACATATTTAATAAGCCGTCAATGTCTCTTCCTAATTCGCAATAATCATCTTCGATTTTGCTTCTTAAAATTTCATATAAAGCATTTATGCTTGTTAAACACAACATATTTTCTTGATATATTACATAATTTGGTGTTATTCCATCATCTTTGTACAGACAATCAAATGCGATAACGTATATTTCATCTATCTCATTTATATCTATACATTCTTTCGATTCCTCTTTGCCGCTATATACTTTTCTAAAAATCTTTTCATAAAATCTTACTAAGATTGCTGCTACCTCTTCGTCGTTTATACAATTATCGCTGATTCTTTCTGGATGGCTCATAATTGTATAAATAGCTGCCTTTTTGCATGCGTCCTTGAATTGTGTCTTTGTAATCACGTTCCCACTCCTTTACTTCATCATGCTTCTGTACGGCTCAAAGAAATCTTCTTTTCTTAACTCCATTTCACATTTAAGACAAATAAATTTGCTTTGTATTTTCATATCTGAATTTATTTGTATATACTCTCTTCCAACGTCTTCATTGAATAACCAATTATTACAATATTTACATCTTGCTACTGGCATTTTTCTTTTACCCCACATCCTTGATATTAAGTTCTGCTGTCGCAGGTATAAATCTCATGTATCCTGCATCTCTTATAATCTCGTTTTCTGTCAAATCAACAAGCTGTTTCTTTTCTTTTTCTGATTTAACCACAAGGTAATAATGTTCATTTTTTACGCCCATACAAACATCTCCAATCTTGAAATGACTTAATGTGTATGTTTTAATACTTGGTTGTTTTGCATTAATTTTCATCTTCTACCTCCAAAATAAAGCCACCATTTGATCACGTTATAATCAATTTCATCTTCTTCTAGTTTTGTAATTTTACGATTATTTTTCTCGTATGTTTCTACCTGCTTCTTAACTAACTCGTTACTTCTAAGCTCTGGATAAGTAGCAATTAAGGTCATTCCATCTCCTGCCTTAAATTCTTTGTATGTATCCTTCTCATGGTCCATATAATTTTTAACGACTGTATCTATTTTTCTTTCTAGCTGTTGATTTTGAGTTTTATATACCTCTATTTTTTATCAACTCCTTGATATTCAAACACTCCAAATATTGTAATAATATATATAAATGCCAATGCTGTTGTTGCAACCAATCCACCAGTTACCAATTTATCTATTGCATCATTTATATCTGGCACTGTATTAGCTAATTTAACTGCCATTCCATACCAAATTGCTGTAACCACTATAATTATTACCAATAGCATTATTCTTCTCCCTCACTTTCTACCCCAAAGATGTATTTAAGGATTCTGTCTTTTCCTACTGCTTCGATTGCATCAAATACAAGTTGTTTTGATGTGAATACCACCGCTCCCTGTGGTCTGTAATCGGCCCACACATCATAATCAAGTTCTTCATTGTATTCATCATGCAAAATGAAATAACTATCTTCGAGTGTTGGGTCATTGTGTTCCTTTGCATATCGTTCAAGTTCAACTTCTACTTTTCTTTTTTCTCTGGCAAGCCACGCTGACTCTTCTGTGAAAAAGACGTTTCCTAATTCCCATCTTCCTTCATCTAAAGAATCATTCGTCCACCTGCTTTGTATAACAGCTCCATCATTACTAATACAAAAATATTCTTCTGATTGTCGTGGTTTCCTTACCTTTACACCCTGTTCCTTGTCTGGTTTTTCTCCATTCATCTTCTCAACAAGTCTGTAAAACTCTTTTTCTTCTGCTTCTGTTAGATTTTTAATTCCCATATTTAATCCTCCTTATTTGTTAAATAATCTTCTATGGCTTGATCTAAAAATCTACTACTGATAAACCAACAATCAATGTATGTTGTTTTATTTTGTTTGTTATATATCAATAGACTTTTGTTTTTAACATTTTTCAATGTTATTCTCATCATGAGTGTATCTGTATTATTGCTTAACTCATCAACTCCTAAAACCGTGTTTTGTGTAAGTTGATTTAGCTGACTTGTAATACGCTGTAAACACGTTTCTTTACAAATTACTTTGTTCCATGTTGGTTTCAAACATCTAATAGTTGTATGTGTATCGTTTCCCTCATCAACATTTGACAAAATAAAACAATCATCTAATTCTTTTATTTCTTCTCCGCTTATAATTGCTTTCGTTTCTATATTATAAATTTGCATTTTTACTCCTTTACTGTCCATTCTCTCCCCTGCCGTTAATAGCAGGGGAAATCATGACTTATACAACAAATAATTAAAGAGTTTTGTTGCTTATGCGTTGCGAGGATTCTTATTTAATTGTTCGTGTGGTATACAAAAATCCTGCTGTGCAACAAGCCTTTTCTGGCTTGAGTCTCTGCCTAATAAAAAATGAAAAATGGAAGAATCTGAAAATACAAAAAAAACATTATTTACAGTTACTTAGGCAGAGAATCAAACCAGAAAAGTATTATTTAGTTTTTATTTCCAATACCCAGAATGTGATGTTACGTGAACAAATCTTCGTTCGTGTTGCTTCTTTTTGAATCGGCTTTGTCGAATCTCTTCTTTGACTTCTTCCACTAATTCATCTTCCCAGAATCTAACAAGATAACCAGGTACTCCATAAATTGCTCCACATTCCTGTACATGTAGCTTCTTAACTACCTTTTCTTTGACAACTTGTTTGCGAAACTCTTTTGTGTACTCTCTCCGCTTTGCTTCGATACCGTATTTTTTCCACTTGAAGATGCTTGATGGGTCTACTCCGTATTTTTTCGCAACAGAAGTAACTTCTTTCGTTTCTTCTACTTCTTTAAGGATTTTTCTCTTAAGATCTTTGCTTATATTTTTATACCCCATCTTTAGCCACCTTTCTGTAGATTGCTACATTTCTGTCTGTTAGGCTGTCGTGTCGTTTACCGCATACCTCAATACGTCCGTCCTGTACTAACTCTGTCAATCGTGGTTGTACCTGCTGCCTTGTCGGTTCTAATACTTTTTTGTGCTTATACAATACCGTTGCGATCTCTCGTGCTGTCATTGCTCCATATTCTAGCTGCTCTAAAATCAGAATATGTATTGCTTCTTTATTAACCTTTTGATGTGATTCTCTTCTAGTCTGCTTAGTAATGGAAGAACTTCGTAAAGCTATCTCATTACTAAAAAAACTCATTTGATACATTTTTCATCACTCCTTACTCTAGTTGTTTCTGCATTAACTGCCTCTCCAAGTCGTCAAAGTCATAATCTCTTTCGCATGTTAAAACGCTTGCAGGATTCCGCTGTGTCTTCGGTTCTGGCGGTTTCTCATAGTTCTCGTCCAGATAGTCTATGTACCCAGAGTTGAAGAACGTTGAACCGTTCTGTGGCTTTCTCCATGCACTATCCTGTTCTAATCCATCCAGATACCTCTTCAATGCCCTTTCTATGTGTTCCTCGCCTTTTTGATATAGAACTTTCTTCTTAGCATCAGATACCTGCCCTTTTCCTTTTTTGTTTGGGTACTGTTTCCAAAGTCTTTCAAAACATTCGTCTATTGCTTTTTTATTCGACTTTTCACAGTTTTTCTTTGACTTCTCGCAATTTTCCTTTATATTTTCGTCTGTTTGTTCCATTTTTCGTTCCATAGGCTGTTCCATTTTTGTTCCATTTTCAACCACCGTGTTTTCCTCGGTAGTTGCTTTTGCAACTTGTCCACAATCTATGTACTTCTGATACTCATTTACTGTGTATATCGTGTATTTATTTGTGCTTTTTGTGGATATGTACCCAGTATCCTTTAATTTCTTAAGTGCTGTTCGGACCTGCGATTCTGTTAAGCCTGTCTCTGCACTGATTCTTGTTATAGAAGAAACAAATTGCCCTGCCTTGATTTCTTTACCACAGTACCGCTTGTCCTCTAAATTGGTATGTAGTAGGCAGTGGTAAAACAATCTAAATACATTTGTGTTTTCATACCATTCCCAGTCTGTATTTATATTTATGTTCATTCACTGCCCTCCTACATTTATTTATCGTTATCCTCATGAATAGTAATTTCTATCCTTGGATTTTTCGAATCTACTCTAAAGTGGTCTATAAATCCTAGTACATACCTCTGTCCGTCTCCGGGGAATGTTCCAGATTCTACTAGACTGTCTAAGACAAATTTCTTAGCAAATGCAACATTGTCTGGATCACGTCTTTTATTTTTTTCATACCATGTAATCTCAACGATCACTGGGAAATTCAATTTCTTTTTGCGTAACCATAACGGTATGCTGTATTTACAGATTCTTTGATTCTTTTTCTTGCAGTCAGCACCTTCATATGCGTTAGTCCTGCATGATCGTGTATAATCGTTTAATCCGTCCAGTCTGCCTTGAATCGTATATGTTACAGCCATGACTTGCCAAACTCCTTTATAAACTCTTCTCTCGTGCCTATCTTTTCTTCAAATGCCTTTTGTGCCATCTTCTTATACATAAGGTCATATCTGGCATTTAAATGTGCGGATTGTTTACCGCCTGTATGGTGTTCGTGGCACAACGGAATCACTAAGTTATACTTATCAGCTTTCTTCCTGTTTGCTGTCCCATGTAAACAGTGGTGTATCTCCACATAAGGACTTCCACATAATTTACAATGTTCCATATCATCAACGATGATTGACTTTTTCTTTCTCAATCTTAAGTCCCCACCTTTCTTCCATTTCTTTTATTTCCTGCGGTGTCGCTGTCTCTATGCCTAATGCCTTTGCTTCCTGCACCGTTCCTTTTATCAATTCAGACATTTCTTTCGTATCGTATGTGTGGCTTCCTCTCATAACAATATTGATTCTAAAAATCTTTCCTGCCGTATTGATTGTCGTCTGCGTTGTTGGTTGTAGGTGGCAAAATTCTACGTCGTAAGCTTCTATATCATCATCTAACGGAATAGTTATCAGCTTTCCGTTTATCTTTTCATACTGCCCATATTCCGCTATCATTTTGTTTTTTATAAACACCTTGCTACAATCCATTACTTCTGCGATTTTTCCAACCAATACATGAAAGTATGCATTGGCATCTAAACTCCTGCCCTCACGATATTGAACAACCTTAAGCCGACATTCTTTATCTTTCAGTCGGTCATATTCCCCTCGTATGTCTTTTTCACATACGAGAGAAATGACCTGTTTCCCTGTTTCAAAATCAATTGAGATGTCATGAATTTTAGCTTTCGTTTCCATCAACTGCCCACAGCTTTCTTACACTCTCTTTGTCTTTATTGGCTACAATGTACTTGTACTGCCCCTCTGTAATATCTTTGATAGATTCATGTTTGTAAGATTTCAAAATATTATTGATGTCAAACTTTTCATCTTCGCACAAATCCAATAATGTTTTCTGTTTTACAAGAGAAATCTTCATCTGATCAAGTTTTTCTTTATTCTTTTCCTGTTCCTGCTTATTAGCTCTTGCAGTACGTTCTTTCTGGTTTTCGTCTGTGTCTGCATCTTTTGTATCATCTAATAAGAAGATTCCATTTAAGGCATACTTACGTGCATAAGATGATGCTGTTCCTGTTATCTGTGAATCGTCCATACCTTTTTTATTGAGTGCTTCTCTTGCGGATGCCGTAGCCATAACACTTTCGCCTGTCTCAATATCAAAAATAGATACTGTAGCTTTTACATACACACGATCATTTACCGCTTGCACATCATCAGATATGTACATAGATAATTTGTTTTCTGCCAATAATGGTTTCACGGCTTCTAAGATTCCCTCTGCGTTTCTGTATTTGTAATTACCAAATGAATTAAACAGATTCTTAGGTGCTTTCAATGTTGTCTGAATCTTCATCATTTTTTCATGTATCGTCATATTCTTATCTCCTATCTGATTCTTAAACTTTCTGTCTGTACCAGTCTCATATTTTCATTTTCTTCAAGCACTCCTGCTTTCAAGTCCTTAAGAAGCTGTTTCTTGTCAACTTTGTCTGGCTGTGGAATTAAATATTTTTTTGGTAATAATTCCTCAACCTCTACTTTTACGCTTGGTGCGTTCTTCTGGATGTTAAAGCTAAACAGCTTTGTTTTGAATTTCTTCTTATCTACTTCTAACATCATTGTTTCAAGGTACTTTTTCAGATTGTCTGCACTGTTTCTCAATGCCTTTTCTCTGTCTGCTAATCTGTCTTTCTCTGCTTTTACCGCATCCGCATCAGCAATCAGCGTTCTAATCATCTTTGCTGTAGAATCAGCCTTTTCCTCAAACTCAAATTCGATTCCATCTATAGTATCTTTAATATCATCAAGGGATAACCCCTGCTCATCTGCCATTAAAAGCAGTTCGTTAAATTCGTTTTTAATCTCATATAATTTAGCCATGTTTTACCTCTCATTCTTCAATACATTCTTTAATATTTCCCTGTTCATCACATTCTTTATCACTGCATACATCGTTAAAGAATGCTTCTTTAAGCTTTTCAGCTTCTTTTGTGCTTCCTGTTAATGCATCCAACGCATAGTCAATGAACCACTGTTTCCATTCTTCATTTCCGTTAACTTGTCCACGAATATATTTTTCTGCATCTTCCATAGGGATTACTGTTCCGTATTCATTTGTGTATCCTGTGATAATCATGACTACTCACACCCCTTTGCTTCTTTAAGAATCTCTTCTACGTCAAATTCCTTTTCCTGTGGCTCTTCTTCCTGCATTTTTTCTTCTAACATATTAATCAGTACTCTAGTGGTTGCAATGCACGCCATATTTTCCATAAATACCAGTGGTTCTGGGTTGTTAGAAATTCTATTATCTAAAACCGAAGTCGAAACACGAGTTAATTCGTCTTCACTGTACGTCCAACAATCTCCGCAAAAGATGTTTCTAATTACTTTTTCATAGTAGTCTGTCAACACTGTTGCTAACTTTTTGTCAGCTTCTGCGTTTTTTTCCTCTGTTACATTCTCTTGTCGTGTGTTGTTGATTCCATCAACGATAATATTTTTAACCGTATCCTTAAATTCTTTTTTTGTAATAATCATTGTCACATTCTCCTTTTCCTGTTATACTGTTGTTATGCATTTTTTGTTAAGCACTTTAGACCTGCACGTCTGGGTGCTTTTTTTATTTCCATCCTTTACGCTCCATTTCGATTTCTGCTAGACCTGCGAGTGTACAGACTGCCATGAATACAAACGGTGTGATTCCTAGACCTGTTAAAGCAAGTCCTAAAACCATAATTGCTGTTCCTGCTCTCATATCATTTCTCCTCTCAATGCTCTGTTTTCTTCTCTTTGTTTCCTTGCTCTCCATTTCTCAAACAACTCAGTGTCAAAGAAGATTGGAGAATTTTTCTTAGCACCTTTTTGTGCAAAGTCTTGTCCACGTTCCCGATAAGCTTCATCCAGAAACGACCTCGGGAACCCCATCTTGACGAGTTCTGACATTCTCATGATTGGCTTATCGTATTTCATACTCGCTCCTTTCTTACTCTTCGGATGATTCCTTGAATCTCTCCTGCATCTTCTGTTTGCGTTTCTTGTCTCTATAGTTGCTAATCAGTACAATTACAATTTCTGTTGCAACAGTTCCAAAAGCACCTACAAACAAACCAAGGTAATATGGCTGTATATACATCTACTCACTCTCCCATCTTGTCGATAAGTTCTTTTAACTCTTTAACCTCTTCATCCTGTTTGGTTAATCCAAACTTATCGCAATTCTTGTAAAGCATTTCTGCTATTTTCTTCAAAAGTTTCTTAGTTCTTTTTAACACCTATTTACTCTCCTCTCCTATCAACTCATCCACGTTAATATCTAACGCCTTTGCTACGTTGCACACCTTTTCAAACGATGGACTAATCTTGTCCCATTTTGAAATACTGCCTGTGGCAATCTTTGTGTCTTTCTCTAGCTGATTAAGTGAAATCCCTTTTTTCTTGGCGATTTCTTTTACTTTCGTACCAATTAACATTTTTTCTCCTTTCTTCTATTTATTATTCTGAAAATATCACAAAATAATATTGACTTAGTTCTGAATATATTCTATAATCTAATTACCACAAAAAATTAAAAAACTATTCAAGCAAACTGCCTCGCTATTATTTTGCGATTTTTTCAGAAGCTATATCTTAATTATATGCGATTTTTTCAGTTTGTCAATAGTTTTTTGCGATTTTTTCAGAATTTTGTGAAAGGAGCAAAATATGGACATGAAAGAACGCATCCGACACCTGTGCAAACTCAATCATGTATCTATGAACAAGGTTGAGGGAGACTTGGGTTTTGGGAAAGGTTATCTAAGTAAACTCGGCACTTCCAAGCCAAATGCTGAGAAGCTAAAAAAGATAGCTGATTATTTTAACGTGTCATTAGATTTCATAATGACAGGAAAGGAGGATGAACAAAAAGAGAAAGATAACACTGACGATCTAAAACAAAAATATAAGGAGCTTGAAGAACTTTTAAGAAGTGACTCAATGAAACCTGTTCGTTATGATGGTAAACCTGTCAATAACGATACGATAGATTTATTGCTAAAACAGATTGAGATTTCACTTGCAATGCTAAAAAAATAAACAGGAGGGTTATGTATGAGAAAAAATCAAATCAAAAATACAGTAAATGATTTGATTGAAACATACGGTACGAGAAACCCATATTTACTTGCTAGTTACCTTGACGTAACAATCCAGTATGGAGACTTAGGAGAACTACAAGGATGCTACATGAAAATATGGGATAAGAAATTTATTTATATCAACGATAGAATCGAAGATGATAAGCTAAGAGATACTGTTGTCGCTCATGAATTGGCACATAGTATTATGCACAATGAAGATTATTATTTTTTCAGTTATGGTAAACAGTTTCAATCAAACAAAACTGAAATTGAAGCTCACACATTCGCAGCGGAGCTTTTGATACCAGATGAAACGATTATCGAACATCCGGGGTATACGCTTGATCAATTATCATCGTTAACCGGATATGCTGAAAGATTAGTCAGCTTCAAAAGACTTTAATTTTTTTCTTTTTTTGTTTTATTTTTTTCTT